CCCAGAAAGGAGCCTATGACAAACCTCTAATCTGGCTTGTCACCAGATCCCGAAAGTGGGGAAAATTACTTCGGCACTTCTGGGGAATTTTACTTCGGCATTGACACCGGTGCGCTGGCAAGCGGTTCTGGGACGGTTTTTGTGAACGGGCGTCAAGTTGGGCGCATCGGTGACCCGGTGGACTGCGGGTCAAGTGTCGCCAGCGGGTCTGGTGACGTGTTTGCGGGCGGATAGCCCAAATCCAAGGAGTTGAAAATGGCTGACCAGAAAGACACCGCTGTGGCGGATTATGAAGTGACGACTGCGCGGGAAATCGGCGGTCTGCACCGCGCGAAAGGTGAAATCATCCCGATGACGCCAGCGCAGGCAAAATACTATCTGCCGCCCTATGGCATGGGGCTGAAGCCTGTCGCGGTCAAAGCGGCGGCGAAGCCCAAGCCGGATTCGGCGGCTGATGCCAAGTCGGACAAAGCGGACACCTAAGCCAACATGGACCTGAACCACGATACCGGAGGCGCGGTCGAAGGGTGGGACCATGTGGTGCAAAGCATCCAGACCATCCTTGCCACGCGGCTGAACACCCGCGTCTTCCGGCGTGAATTCGGGTCGGAAGTTCCGGCGTTGGTCGATGCGCCCATGAATGAAGCCAATGTTCTGTCGCTTTATGTCGCTGTGGCTGAGGCGTTGGAGCGGTGGGAACCGCGATTTGAAATGACAGATGTGCAGGTGGAAGGGCTGGAAAACGGGGTCATCACCATGGTCCTGACCGGCAATCATCGCCCCAATGCCCATATGGGCGACCTGACCACTGTCGATGATGAAACCCAAACCATCCGCGTTCTGCGCGACCGGGTGGACAACTGGAGTCTTGCCGCATGAGCCGTTTTGCAGCGCTTGACCTAACCACGTTGCCCGACCCGTCCGCCATCGGCACGCTGGACTTCGACGCCATTCTGGAAGCGCGGTTGGTTGAACTGGAAGCGCAGTTGTTGGAGGTCTTCGACGCGCCGAAGGTTGCCGAGGTGATGGGTTTGGCCCGCAATATTGCGTCCAGCCCGATGCGCTATCTGAATGAGGCTGGCGCGGCCCGCGAACTCTACATGGGAAACCGCATCGATGAAGCGGTGCGGTCCGTGTTCCTGTCTACCGCCCGTGGCGCGGACCTTGACCAGTTCGGCGCGAACCGTGGCGTGGTCCGCCGGGTGGTCGGTCAAAAAGATGAAAACACCTTCATCTATGAAGATGACGAAGCGTTTCGTGCCCGCATCCAGTTGGTCATCGAGGCGTATTCACCGCACGGCACCGAAGGGTCATATGTCTATTGGGCCTTGGATGCAGATGACCGCGTGGTTGACGTGGTGGTCTATGGGCCAAACCATGACTTGGACCCGCCCATTCCGCCTGCGGAACCCAAAATGGTTGTCCTGTCGCGCGAAGGTGATGGCACAGCGGGTGCTGACCTGCTGGATGCTGTCTTTGCCAATTGCACAGCGGACAAGCGCCGTCCGGTGGCCGACAAGCTGACCGTGATTTCAGCGCAGCCGGTCACTTATTCCATTGACGCGGTACTACACGTGACCACGCCGGAAACAGCGGCGGCGGTAGTGGAGGCCGCGCAGGCAGCGGCATCGGCATTCGTCAACAATCGCCTGCGTATCGGCCGCAAACTGTACCGCACGTCGATTGCTGCGGCGTTGTCGGTCAGCGGTGTGGTGGATGTCGAACTGACTTCGCCCGCTGCCAATATCGAGATTGGGCCGTTCCAGTCGCCGCATTGCACGGAAATCAATCTGACGGTGGAGTCAGTATCCGGGGGCTGGCGCGATGTTTGATATTCAGGACCATCTGCTGCCGGAAACGGCGACCCCGCTTGCGAAAGCAATGGACATCTTGGAAGAGCGGTTGTTCGCGCTTCCTGTCCAGATGATTACCAAAGACCCTTGGTCGGTCGATGTTTCCTTGCTGGACCATCTGGCATGGGAAGAATCTGTGGATGTCTGGGACATGGATTGGCCCGAAGACATCAAGCGCAACGTCATCGCAATTGCTGCAGAAGTTCATCGCTTCAAGGGGTCACCCTTTGCGGTGAAGCGGGCACTGGAAGCCTTCGACGTGCGCACCGAACTTCTGGAATGGTTTGATGACCCGCACAGTGAAGGGCGAGGCACATTCAAAGTGACGGCCTATGCAGGTCGGGCACTTTATTCAGATGAAGAGGTGTTCATAAACGAAAAGATGGTTCACGCCATCCGGTCGGTGGTTCAGAGGGCCGCGCCTGTTTCGCGGGGCTTCATCATGGCAGTCGGCGTCAAGTTCGACCTGCCGACCTTTCGTGTGGCTGCGGGGCAAACCGCCATCGGTGATCGCAAGACGCGGGGCGCTGTTGAGCAACACATTCCTGTCCTTTCGATGCCGCATTTCCGGGTGGTTGCCCGAAACACCAATTTGGGGCTGACGCGGCTCCGCATGACCATCGGGCAGTACGCGCCGCAGCTGCCCGTCGAACCGGCCACCGCCGGTCACACATCCGCGATTTCAGCCACTAGGGCCAAGGTCGCCTGAACCAAGGAGTCGACATGACAGAGACTTTCGCCCCGGTCATTACAGAGGCCGGGTTCAACGCCGCTTTGGCTGCAAAAACCGGTGGCTTTGCCGTGGACATCACGCATGTCGCCGTTGGCGATGCCGGGTATAGTGTTGCGACCAACAGCCTTGGTCGCGCCAAACAAACCGCTCTTTCGCAGGAGCGCCAGCGGGTCGCTATTCAAGATGCCCGCGAAGTGGGTGGCGGGCAAACAGACATCTCGTTTGTCGTGGATGGTCCCGGTGACTACTACGTCAAGGAAGTCGGGTTCTTTCTGGATGATGGCACGCTTTTCGCTGTCGCGTCACACCCGACCCAAGCGCTGATTTGGAAGTCTGAGATTTCCCGTGCGGCGCTTGCGCTGGAACTTGTGTTTGCAGCGGTTGACCCTTCCAGCATCAACATTGTGTCGGCGGGTCCGCCGCTTCAGCTGCTGATGACCCGCGAAATCGCCACCCTTTCAACCTTTGCCATGCAAAACGCATTGGAAAATCTGCGGCTGGCTGACCGCATGCGTGAACTCACAGGAGACTACTGATGACCGAAACAACACATGAAGCGCTATTGCGTCAGACTGCAGCCGCTGAAGGGTTGCTTACATATTTTCAGGGTGTTCGGGGCGACATCGAGCAGGACCGCGCCAACATGCGGGGTCAAGTGAATGCGTTCACGGAAGATGTCCGCGACGCCACGTTTACACGGCTTTACGTCAATCGTCTGAATGGTGACGACACCGCCAGCGGGACCTCGGATGATCCGATTGCATCCTTTGGCGAGGCAGTGTCGCGCGCGCCGGAAGGCGGGCTTCTGGAAATCAGGTTGACTGGCAACATGGTGATGGATCGCCGCGTGGTCCTGAAATCTGGAACCGTGCATATCCGCTCTGACGACACGACCGTGCATCGCCGGATTGTGTTCGAGGGCGAAGACCTGAATGACCTGAGCGCCATGCCGCGTTTCTTCGCGCCTTATGTGGGCGTCGGCATCCTTTTCAACGCAGTTGAGTTCGTCGCAGGCACCTCCACCGCGAACGTAACGGACGCTCGTCACATGATTACCTGCAACGGCCTGACCAACGTGGTCCTGCGGGACTGCCAATTCGAGGTGCCGGGCGGTTCAGATCAGGCGTTATTGGGCCTCGCGCATGGCGGTGGCCTCGGCCTGCATTCGACATTGGCTCCGACCGCAATGGATGGCCGATGGGTCGAGGGTGTGGCGGCTGGCACCGACCCCTCCACGGTTCAATCCCTAGCGTGGGCCAACAACATTTCCAGCCTGTAAAGGAACGCGACATGACCAACATTTCACTTGTACACGAGGGCGTGCGCTATTTCGACATGGCCCCTGCGACTTTGCTCGAAAAAGGTGTGCCGCAAGCTGTAATAGATGCTGAGATATTGAACGTAAAGGTTGCGGAAATATCTTCGGAGTGCCGCCGCCGCATATACACAGTAGCCTCCGCAGAAACGCAGATGAACATGGCTGCAGCATCTGCGCTTATTTCGTCCAAGACAGCCAGTGCGCGCACAGAACAAGAAAAGGCGGTGCTTGCGGGGCTGGAAGCTGCAATTGAATGGGTTGGCGCGATGCGGGCAAATGTTGCCACGCTGGCATCTGACCCGTCCAAGGATTTCACGGCTGATGAACATTGGCCAGAGGCACCTGCAGCGGCGGCAGTGGTCGCTGACCAGTTCTGATGTATGTCTACAAGGCCCGCGTCACGGATGTCTATGACGCGGACACCATCACCGTTGATGTGGACCTTGGGTTTCAAGCTTGGCTGAAGAAGGTCAAGGTTCGCCTCTACGGGATTGATGCGCCGGAAATGCGCGGGGTCGAACGCCCGGATGGGCTGGTGTCCCGCGATTGGTTGCGGCGCGAAATCCTTGGCAAAGACATCGTGATGCGGACCTATAAAGATGGCACTGGCAAGGGCAAATATGGCCGCTGGCTTGCCGAACTCTACCGCGCCGAGGGCGATGCGGTCAGCATCAATCAAGAACTCGTAACGAACGGCTTGGCGGAACCGGCAAGCTACTGAGCGGGCCACCCGGCCCATAACCCGACCCCGGTGGAAGCCGGGATAAGCCCGGCAGATGCGTGCCGGGTTTTCTTTTGGCAAAGGAGAAAGCAATGGCTTTTGCAAGTTTCCACCACGGCACGCGACTGGCGGAATCCAATGAAACCCCCGTTTTGGTGCAGACCGCGCAAACGGCGGTTGTCGGCCTTTTGGGCACGGCACCCGATGCGGACGCAACCAAGTTTCCGCTGAATACCCCTGTTCTTCTGAAGGGCACGCCCAAAGATGCAGCCGGGCTGGGCGACACCGGCACGCTGAAGGATGCGGTTGACGATGTGTTTGACCAGATCGGCGCTTACACCGTTGTTATCCGCGTCGAAGAAGGTGCTGGCCTTGCCGCGACCCAATCCAATCTGGTGGGCGATGCCACCACGCTGACCGGCGTTCACGCGCTGAAGAAGGCGGAAGCGCAGCTTGGCATCAAACCCCGGCTTATCGCGGCTCCCGGCTTCACCAGTGGTGACGGCGTGACTGCCAACCCTGTGGTGGCTGAATTGGTCGGTGTTCTGAACGAATTGAAGGCTGTGGCCTTTGTCGATGGCCCTGACACAACCGATGCCGATGCGCTGGCCTATCGTGCCTTGATCGGGTCGCAGCGTGTCTATGTTGTGGACCCCAAGGTGCTGGTTTGGGATGCCGACACGAATGCCTATGTGGCGCGGCCCGCGTCGGCCCGTTTTGCCGGTGTGCAGGCCCGCGTCGATACCAACCTTGGGTTCTGGCACTCCCTGTCGAACAAGCCCATCAACGGCATCGGCGGCGCGTCCCGCACTGTGACCTACGGTGCGCAGGCAAACTACCTGAACGAAAACCACGTGGGCACCATCATCAATATGGGGTCCGGTTTCATCACTTGGGGCAACCGCGCCGCGACCAGTGATGACCTGTGGGTGTTCCTGTCGGTGCGCCGGACGGCTGATTTCATCAATGAAGCGATGGAAAAAGCCTATCTGGAATTCGTGGACAAGCCATTCTCTGCGGCGAACCTGAAGTTCATGCTGGAAAGCGGCAACGCGGCCATGCGCACCTTCAAGGCCGATGGTGCGATTTTGGGTGGGCGTGTTTGGATTGATGAAGACCAGAATGACCCGACCGAAATGGCGGCGGGGAAAGTCACCCTGTCCATGGAATTCGAGCCGCCTGCGCCGATGGAAGACATCCGGTTCATCGCGCATCGCAACATCCAGTATTATCTGGAACTGACCAAAGAAGCGCTGAAGGCGGCTGCGTAAGCCTTCATTCCCCACAATCTGGAACTGACAGGTGCGCCTCGGCGCATCTGTTTCCGGTTACGCTGAACAGGAGACAGCTATGAAATCCACCCCCGCATATATCCTTCGCAACTGCGCCCTGTGGGCAAATGAAGATGTGAAGGTTGGCCAGTTTTCCGAAGTGTCGATTTCGATGCCAAAGGAAAAGACAGAAGGCTTCCGCAACGGCGGCATGATTAAAGAACGCAAGGCCAGCATGGGCTATGAACATGATGACCTTGAATTCACCATGACCGCGTTCGACCCCGAAACTATCAAGCTGATGACCGGCAAACCGGGCACGGAACACCCGTTCATGGTGACTGGTGCAACTGTCGATGAAGACGGCGTGACCCACAGCGCGGTCTATTACGTGCGTGGTCGGCTGGTGACCGGTGACGCAGGCAACTGGAAGCCCGGCGATAAGGCCGAACTGAAATGCACCGTGGTGCAAAACTACGCCAAGCTGGAAATTGACGGGTCTGAAATCTTCGAGATTGATGAGTTCGACTTTTCCGTTGGTGGTGTCAGCCAGACCGGCGACATCCGCAGCGCCCTGCTGCTGAACTAAGGGGAGAGGCATGGAATTCCCGATTGAAGTGAAGCTGAAGCGCCCCATCAAGCAAGGTGAAGAAACCATTGATGTTCTGGTTTTCGATGAGCCGGACCTTGATGCGCAGATTGCCTATGCTGAATTGGAACAGACATTTTCTGACCCGCCCACAGAGGTGGATGGCGGCAAGGTCATCCGGTTCTGGATTTCGCATCTGGCAGGTGTGCCGCTTGAAATCGCGGGCAAGGTCAAGGGCGGAGACCACGGTGCCGTCGAAGACGCCTTGGATGCAATCCTTGGGATCAAGAAGGCATCTGGTGACGGCGGATCGGCGGGAAACGAGACCCCGGCAAAGTAGCGAGTGATTTGCGCTTTGCCGCCGGGTTCGTAGCAAAGGTTCTATCCACCCCGTTGCGGGATATTCTGGCCATGAAGATGTCTGAATTCGACCGCTGGCACAAAGCTGCCATTCAGGTTCACGACGCTACGCGATTGAAGTTTGAATGACGTGTCAGCCCTGCATCTTCCGCTGGACATGCTTGCGGTATGCTTTGTTGCGATAGCC